CGATCTTGCCAAAGAAATGGTCAGAGGCAAAAGCATCGTTTTCTGCTTGCCAGGTCGTGGAGTTTCATATACTTACTTAAAGAATTTCGTACAACTCTGTTTTGATCTGGTACAAGCAGGTGCAAGTATTCAGATCTCTCAAGACTATAGTTCGATGGTGAACTTTGCACGTTGCAAGTGTCTGGGTGCAAACGTTCTTCGTGGTCCTGATCAAGTTCCCTGGGATGGTAAACTGAAATATGATTATCAACTCTGGATTGATAGTGACATTGTGTTTAACTCTAACAGCTTCTGGCAACTTGTTCTAATGGATAAGGACATTGCTGCAGGTTGGTATTGCACTGAAGATGGTCGTACTACATCTGTTGCACATTGGCTGGAAGAAGATGACTTCCGTAACAATGGTGGAGTGATGAATCACGAAACTCTCGAAAGCATCTCTAAGCGTCGTAAACCATTTACTGTAGACTACACTGGTTTTGGATGGCTTCTAATCAAATACGGTGTCTTCGAACACGCTGAGGTTAAGTATCCTTGGTTTGCTCCTAAGATGCAAGTCTTTGAGAGTGGTGATGTCCAAGATATGTGTGGTGAAGACGTTTCATTCTGTCTTGATGCCAAGGAAGCAGGATTTGAGATTTGGTGTGATCCTCGTATTCGCGTTGGACACGAAAAAACTCGCGTGATCTGATTCATATGGAAACAGAAGAAAGATATCACATCTATGTGGGAAGTGAGAGAAAATTCTCTCATCTTACAGCAGAAGAATATTTTTCAATTATGGAGGACCTGGCAATCGAATATTATGAGACAGGTTCTCCAAGTCCTAAAACAATTCGTACTGAAATTCTGAGGAATTATTGATATGGCAAAAGCTAAAGTTGGTCTGAATAAGAGCTCTTATATCCCTGGTCCCCCCAAAAAGTCTCGTCAGGGAGATGGAATGGGAACCAAATACGCCGCTTCGTCTCGTAATAAAGCACGTAAAAAGTATAGAGGACAGGGTAAAGGGTGAATGAAAGACCTTGAGGAGTGGATCGAGAGAGTTAAAGAATCACATCCAGATCTAAAAGGTTTCTCAATATGCCCCTTTGCGAGGGGAAATACCTATAAAATAGTAAAATCATCCATAGACGACATCAAACCTCTCGATGAGGAGTTTGGTGTCGTTATTTTTGTGGTTGAGGATGATCTTGATATTGATTATGGTTATCAAAAGATCGAAGAACTTAATCAAAAATACCCAAAATACAAATTTTTTGATGATTTTAGGGATGAACCTAGTTTTATTAATGATGTTCGAACAAATAATGGATTATACAACTTGGTTTTGTATCAGGATACTGAATTTTTAACTAAAATGAGAAAGATTTTGGCAAAAACCGAGTATTATAATCTGTGGGATGATGAGTATTTGCAAAAAATACTCGAAAAGGACTATGAAATGGTCCAAAAAATAAGAAATAAATAGATTTTTTGTGCATTTGTGCCTTGGAACAATTCTCAATGGGAAAGCACCTGCTGTTAGAGGTGTATGATGTGGACTTTGATCTACTTAATAATGCAAAAACATTGCAAGAAGTCATGATGAGTGGCATTGAGCGTGCCAAAATGACGGTTCTTAACGTTTTTGAGCATTGTTTCATACCACAAGGATGCACAATTGTAATTGCACTCTCAGAAAGTCACGTTTCTTGCCATACCTGGCCAGAGAATGGATGCATTGCAATCGATGTTTATACGTGTGGTGAAGGAAATCCACGTTTAATTGCCATCGAAATGCTCAAACATTTAAATTCAACTAACTATAATATAAGGGAAATCTACAGATAACGTTGCATCAAGGGATAGCAACCCCTCTAAAAGTTCTGTTTAACCTTTTTGGAGAAAACAGATGGCAACTAACCCTAATCCTGACAGAGATCGTGAATATATGTACCAAATGTGGGGTACAGATAAACTCGTGACTGATTATACTGTGTTACCTGAAAATTATAAGAAGCAAGTGATTCAGGAAATTATGCACGATGAAATTCCTGCTAAAAAGCACAATTTGACTGAGCAAACTAAAATTCACGAACAAATTCGCAATGATGAAGATTATGATGATTGGGAGTATGGAACTGAACCAACATACGGTTCTTCCTGGAAATAGACATAAATAAATTTAGAAATTTCTACATAATAAATGCCTGTACAAAGGGTATCAAGGGGGTTTAAAGATATTAGTTTATCTTTTGAACCCCATCCTGTTACTAAAGATTTGCCAGTCATTAAAAATGAGTCTGCTATTCTTCGTGCTGTTAGAAATTTAGTACAAACTATTCCAACTGAGAGAGTTTTTAATTCTGCTCTTGGATCAGAAATCACACAAAGTTTGTTTGAATTCGTTGATTATGGTACTGCAGCAGTAATTCGAGAGCAAATTATTACATCAATTAAAAACTTTGAGCCTAGAGTTACTAATTTAGTGGTTGAGGTAAATCCACAACCAGATTTAAATACCTTTGAGGTTGATATTGCTTTTGATATTCTTGGTCAAGAAACGCCAGCACAACAATTTACTTTCATATTAGAGGCAACTAGGTAAAATGCCTTTTACAAAATTCAAAGATTATCTCCGTGCAAACTCAAATTTCACGGATTTTGACTTTGAGGGATCTAACTTTTCGATTTTAATTGATACTCTAGCATACAATACTTATATCACTGCCTTTAACACCAATATGGTGGCAAATGAGGCATTCTTAGATTCGGCAACTGTAAGAGAAAATGTCGTATCTCTTGCGAGAAATATTGGATATGTTCCCAGATCAAGAACAGCAGCGAAGGCAGAAGTTTATTTTAGTATTCCAACATCCTCAGCATCTCCAACACTAACCTTAGATGCAGGATTAGTTTGTGTTGGAAATGTAAGCGATAGTTCTTATATTTTCTCAATTCCTGAGACAATCACTACAAGTATTGTCAATGGTGTTGCTACATTTGGAACGGTAAGTGCTCCTATTGAAGTCTATCAAGGAACGTTCCTTAAAAAGCAATTTGTAGTAAATGGTTCTTTAGATCAAAGATTTTTTCTAGACAATTCCTTTATCGATACCTCAACAATTATAGTAAAGGTTAAAGGTGCCTCTGATACTGGAGAAGGTAAAGAATATGCACAGGTAAGTAATATTTTGAATGTTAAAGCAGATTCTGAGACTTACTTGTTACAAGAGATCAAAGATGAAAAATATGAATTATTATTCGGTGATGGAATATTTGGTAAAAAATTAGAGAATGGAGCAGTTATTACAGTTACTTACATAATCACAGATGGTGAAGATGGTAATGGACCAGGTACATTTGATTATGCAGGAACTGTTCGTGGATCAGTTGGTGAGTTAGTTATTCCCACTGGAAGCATTTCGGTTACAACAGTTAGAAATGCACAAGGCGGCGGTGAGATCGAGTCTATTGATTCTGTGAAGTATTTTGCACCTAGACTGTATTCATCGCAGTACAGGGCGGTTACAGGTAGGGATTATGAGTCAATTATACAATCAATATATCCAAATACAGAATCTGTATCTGTTGTTGGTGGTGAAGAATTAAATCCACCACAATTTGGTAAGGTTTTGATTAGCATTAAACCAAAAAATGGAGATTTTGTTTCTGACTTTGATAAGCAACTTATTTTAAGTAAATTAAAAAATTATTCTTTAGTGGGAATTAAACAAGAACTTATCGATCTTAAAGTTCTTTATGTCGAACTTGATACTAATGTCTACTATAATTCTTCACAGATAACGAATATAGAAAATCTTAAGTCTACAGTCTATAATGTAATTAATTCTTATTCGAAATCTGTTGATATGAATAAGTTTGGTGGAAGATTTAAGTATAGTAAGATCTTACAACTAATTGATAATTCCGATTCTGCTATAACTTCTAATATCACAAAGGTTATTATTAGAAGAAATTTAAATGCACAACTTAATAGGTTTGCTCAATATGAATTGTGTTTTGGAAATCAATTCCATGTCAAACCAGATGGATTAAATATCAAGAGTACAGGATTCACTATTTTTGGTGAATCTAATGTTTGCTATTTTACAGATATACCAAATTCTGATTTAACTAGTGGTATTATTTCTGTGGTAACCTTAGACGAAGGATCAACAAAATATAGAGTGGTTAACAGTAATGTAGGATCAGTAGATTATACAACTGGTGAAGTATTTTTAGGTCCGATTCAAATTACATCAACTATTAAAAATAATAATATCATTGAAGTACAAGCATATCCAGAATCTAATGATGTTGTTGGTCTGAAAGATCTGTATCTATCATTAGACGTTGCAAATAGTAAGATAAATATCGTTAGAGACACAATATCTTCAGGTGAGCAGATATCAGGAGTTGGATTTAAAGTTACAT